AAGGCGAACCCCCCTTCGACCGCCGAAGGGTATCCTATCAACAGGCCCATCCTGTTGATTCTTACGGTGTTTATTGTCCACACGACTACATATTGACGTCCCAGTCAATTATCAAATATAAAAATATAAAAATGTGTTGAAAGTCAACACACATTGAAAATATAAAATGTGTTTAAAGTCCACACGACTACAAATTAACATAAAGTTAATTAAACATATACAAAAATAAACATCATTATTGAGCTATCGGATTAGCATATGAATAGAGTATAGGTGCTCCAACGAACATCCCAAGAGTAAAATCTTCACCTACACTCACAAATTGATCCAATCGGAAATTGGGATTGGCATCTCCTCCTTGTAAATCACACGCGATTTCAACACCTTGATTATCGCCTGTGCGAATCATATCCAAGAATCTACTGGCTCTAAATCTCTGTCCAATTGTGTAGAATGGAAGTTCTATTTCTAGCGTGTTATTCAACAATACTGGTGAAACAGCACTACCGTTCATTAGTGACCTTTTCATATCTTGCAAGCTCTTTCGCCTGTCGCTAACAAGAAAATTATCTATAGGATATGATGTTGTTTTATACCCAGTTGTCTGAAATGCACTATGTCGAGTTGCAGAAAGTAATGGTGCATGTGTAGTATCTTTAGCGCCTGCAGCTATCCATTTGTGCCTAAAACTTCCTCGTTGACAAACAAAAGCCGGTGATAGATAATTTAATAAAGTCATTGAACAATAGTTGTAAGCTGTTTCTTCAAAAGAAGAATTCATTGCCAGATCTATACCATTCGGATCAAAACCTCTATATGCGGGCATACCTGTTGTGTCTAATGCCCAGTACCTAAAACTACTTCCCGGCTTGTCCATCCAGTATGAATTGAAGTATTGATAACGCCGCAGTAAATCTTTGAAAGATACTATTCGTTCTCCTTGATAGACTAAGTATTGATTGTCTTCTTGTAAGAGAGGAGCATGATTAGTACCATAGCTTTCAATCGGATTACCTCCAACAGGGTTGTTAGAGTTATCTGCAACTTTGGCTAATACCTGATCAGAATCTGCGGACTCCATTGTCGCCTGTTGTTGGAAGTAAGATAATTGCGAAAGCCCAGGTCCAGGAATAGATACAGCAAAATCATCACCTGCTGAAACCCACACTTGGACTTTGACATCAGCACTTGTTAGGGAGGGTGTTGCTAGTTCATTGACAACATAAACTGATAAAGTTCCGTTATCATACGCAGTTCCTCCAGTAACAGCAGTAGTGGTGCTAAAAAGATTCATGTCGATTGCATTTGAAATTCCCATACACGCATTCCATGCTCTAATATCTGTCCATTTACATTCATAGTCAAACTCTCTCTCATTAGAAATGTCAAGTATAGTAGAGTAAACTTGGTTAAACGCAACTGGACCGACATTATTAGTAAGTGGATTGTACACAATTCTCAATCTTCCACGATGATATTCCGAACACACAACTTTAAAATGAAATTTAATACTACCTTGCCAAGCTTCAAACGGACAAGCTGCAAAAGCCAATGCAGTGGAATGTATCTCAGTTACAGGTGTAACTTTGATGGTATCCACACAAAAAGGCTGAACAGACATAGAAGCGAGCATTGTGTCAGTAGTAGCAACTTCGGGCCAATCAAATTGACGCCAGAAAGTCATGCGCGAAGCAATGGATTGTATAGTCAATTCATCTGCACCACCTAAACCCATAGTACGAGTATCAACCGTTAACTCATTTTTAGAATCAACAGACAATTTTTGTACTGTTTCAGGTGCATCAGAATTAGCTAAATTACCACAAAATCGAGGAACATAAGGTTGAATATCAGACAAAACCGCTGGACGTGAATACCCAAAGATTCTCGCAATGCTTCCTATTTTATCAGCTGCCATACTTGTTGCTTTGGCATAAGGAGCTATATACGGAATCATGGAAAGAGCATTCGCTGCCTTGGCAATTGCTGATGCAGGTTTGCTTATAAGTCCATCTTGCTTAAATTCATCATCCCTAGTAGTATTATTACCCTGTTTAGGCTTCTTCCTTTTGCCACTAGATTGCGACTGAAGCTCAAAGGGTATTGGGAATCCAAATTCATCAACTTCGACCTTAGCAGAGTCATCAGATTGAACTTGAACAGTGGTTGGAATGAGAAGGGAGACGTCTTCAGCCCATGCAAAAATAGAAACCGTAATTGGATCTGTTCCTCCATTAGCATGTTGCAGTACATCAAAGTCATGAATAACACATCTTCCCATATTATCCTCCCATCCTGTTGAAGTAATATCTAGATAGTTCTCTGGCCAAATAAATGGTAGACATAATTGTCCACCTTCTGATGAGCAAGGATCTAGCAAGATATGAGGCTTATTAGAAGCTGCAATAACATCCTGTAAGAAAAATGCACGATTAACAGTGACTTGATCATTCAATAAAAAGGGATTATACGATAAAATAGCTCGACCATAGTAAAACGAGTTACCATTAATTAGTACTTTCAAGCATAATCTACACCGCAAATTCCTAAAACGATTGATCTTTTCAAGAATATCCTTATTACCGAAGAAGTCCGACCAAGGATTAAAGGACTCAAATAATTGAGCCCCAGGTGTCCATTGATATTGTCGAATTTTAATTGGTCGTGATAGAAACTCTCCTAATCCTGCATCATTAAATCCACTCAATGTGGATGTCTCATCTGGGGTTGCTGCGACATCATACGTCCATGGTGTATCTCCATCGACAAAATGCACATTCTCCGACGTTGTATTTTCAGAAGACTTACTAACCGAAAAGCTGGGGCCATCATTAGCTGATGGCTGGCTATTATTATTATTATTAGTAGTAAGCAAATTTGTTAAATACTACCGATGTGGTGCTTAACACGAACGGTAGCAATGATGTTTTGATGGGTGACGAATCCTCCAGTAAATACCGGTATGCCACGAGGGGCATGTCTACATGTACAAAGCTGTTCATGTATTATGTAAACATATAAATTCTAATAACATGCAGTAAACCATATATACACACCTATTTTAAACTCTAGTAATACAATCCCGAATAGGTTCGGAACGGTTGCGTTTATTGCCATCCCAAGGCTATACAAAATACATATAAAATATAAAATTAACATTCAAAATGTTTGGCTTTAAACTGAGCCAAACGCGCATCATAATCATCATATAAAGAATTCATAACAACGCCTGTTTCCTCGTCCACATCCATGCACAAGTTCTGTAACTTGGCTCTCTCAGCAATTTCTATCATTTGCTTATGACGTAAAGTGAACACATCTCTTCCATGATGGAACCATTCTCTCAAGGCCGTCTCAATATTTCCTGCTGCATGTATTTTGACACCTATGTTCGATTTTAGAACAGTATGTAGACTCTTAAAAATAGAATCCTCATCCAAAGCTCCATGAATCAAACCAGTTTCAGGGTTGAATACATTCTTCCTTTTCAAGAAGTCAGCATCACTATCCTTCATATACTTAGTAGGGGTTGACTCTTTATCGGGCATGGTGAAAATGATATCATTCTCCTTCATATATTCCGCGAACGAAATATGATTAAACCAATCGAATCCTTTCTTCACAGAACCCTTAGCGTCATCTCCATAAGTAGCCAAAGCACACACACTCCTAAATCTTGGCAATGTCTTAAGAGTGTAACCATTTTTCAAACCATTATGAGCAAACCCACAACGGAAATTCAAATTGTTATCACCGCAATTTCCATATACAGTCATATTGTTGCCAGAAGGGTGAGAACCATTGTGAATAATCAATTCTCCATTATAAGCCACAACAGAATAGGCGATTTCAGTAGCAATACCTCTCATAATGAGCAAATCATCCTCAGAATAAGTACCACATGCTGCACACACATTAATAAACACACAATAAGTTGCCATTAACATTTGAGCGGGCATTCTAAGATCAAACTTACCATAGTCTCCAGCTAAAATACGATCTTCTCCAAACTTCTTCATGTACTTGGCATACTCATCCCACTCAGGACCATGAGCATTAATACCTACAGCACATCCAGATTGTATTGGAAATAAAGACATCAATCTTGCTAAAGGTAAGAAATACTTTCTAACTAGCAGTTGAAAAGCCCAATCAGCAGCTTGAAACACCCTAACCTTATCTTTAGACAGTGATGTTGGTTCATCTTTCACACACGCTTTAAAAATTGCATACGCGCGCTCTCCACGGCGAAACTTATCACACATCTCTTCGGCTCGGTCTAAAACTTCTTGCCTAATAGCTACTGGACATTGAAATTCCTCAAAGGCATCTGGGTCCAAACGTTCAATCCATTCCTCCTTAGACCCACTCAAAGGAAAGCCTTTAGAAGTATTCTTTGGCATTGCATCTAAGAAACGTGCTCCATCTCTACCAGTCATAATCTCCATATCATTCAAAGGTTTGAATTCCTTCTTAATCCACTCAGCATGAAGAGGCTGTGATAACATTTCGACCAAATCAGTCTCATAATCATTCATAGCCCATTCTAATAATTCGGGATCCAAACCAGCAGAAGTATTTGCTGAATACTGCATAGACGCTTGCCATTGTCGTTTAGAATTAAACTTTGGTGCTCCCCATTTGCATGGGACACCACACACTTCTTCAACAAGATCAGAAATTATCGTCTTTTGTACGGACGACTTAGTGTGCGAGCTTCTTCCAGGACAATTACCAATTGCTGTAATCTTCGAATACTTAGGCAGATAGTTCAAAGGTGAATTTGGGTGAATAGGTGTGGATTGATCAACAATCTTGACACCATACAACTCAGTTGGGAAATCACCATTGGACATAGCATTTAAACACGTTTTAGGCATTCCTTCACTCAGTTCCTTAATCATATCTTGAGTAATACTCAAAGATAGGCCAATAGGTGTACCAGGTGCTCCTTTCAAATGTACTCCTGCAATGCAAGGGACATCAAATTCTCCTACCATAACACCCATGCACAAGCCATTAAACGTGTTATACGGTAAAGCATATGTATAGCCATTTCCTCCAGAATGATTCATGGATTTTCTGAAAGCGATAGGGTCATCCTTCATAATTCCATCACTGTCTCTATAAAGAAACGAACCAGCTCCACGCAAATGTGAATTGCTAGTAGGGAAATATTTTACGAGACTTGCATGCGGATTCAAGAATGTTGCTTCACACAGAGCCAAATCAGTACCATTAATGATAGAAGCTTTATTTAATGCAATGTGCCCTCTCCATATAGTGTTGAGTCCATCACCTTCTTTGATCCTACATAAAACTTTAAGTTTAGTGTGGGTTCCAAAAACGTGTAGAGGCAACAATAGATTGTTTCCATCGATTACAAGGCCGTCACATTTATTAGTACTTCCATCTTCTGCCGAAAAGGTCACATGATATAGGTTCTTCTTGATTTTGCTCTTGAGTTGTTCAACCGTGGTTGTTCTAGCTTCATGCGTAACATGTAGCTCTTCCCAAACTGGTTTAACCCAATCACTAACTTTGGAATCCCTTTCCACTACTTCTTCAACAGTTTCTGGATCTAAGGCTGATTGACTCTCTAAGACGGTGGCAATAGCTTTACGAGCCTTAATAGCATTACATATCATCTTCAACACCTTGTATGTAACTATGCCAACTGACAACCATTTAGCAATCCTTATCCAATTAATACGACGAATCTCCTGGTAAGTACGTTGAACTCCGCAACCTATATGGTCCAATAAATTCATCCGATCTCGATACCACTTAACAATTAACACTATAATAGTACAGGCCATAAAAATCTGTAAAAGCGAAAATAAAACTATAAAAAGCCAGTACGGTAAGCATATATAAATAGCAAAAGTCAAAATCAGATCACTTAAAGTGGCAAAAAGGAAAATCCTTTTAACATTATCCCAAAAGAAGGGAGCCCATAAAGCCCAATACAAACGCCTAACAAATGAATTAGTAAAGAAACGAGCAATTAAAACATCACCCAAATTCAATACCATACTAGGCATAAATTCCATCCATGCAACTAAATCTTGAAAAGAAGCCTGAAAAGTATGTACAACATGTTCCCTATCCATACCAGGTAGTATGCTCCATAAGGGAACAGAAACAGCTTGCAATTCAAGAGGCGTTTCCAGATCTTCTTCTTCACTTCCTCCAAACCATTCTTGAGGGGGCGGCAGAAAAGTAGCTTGATCTATGTAACCAGGATTAAAATCTTCTTCAGTATATCCTGCAGTTACATGACCATTGAGACAATATTCTTCAAAGGCCGCCTCATACATCTCATTTTCATTGGCATAATCTACGACATTCTCAACTGGATCTTGAGCAACGTGCTCAATGACAGGAGTATCGGATTCTAGCCGAGGTATGTGGTTTATTCGATGTATAATATCGAGGGAAGTTTCCGAAGGAGTAGTTCTTAATATTCCTCGAGGTTCGGATTGAGGTGTTACATTATTAGGATCACATTTGCACATTTTCCCAACACGACGACAATCAGGACACAATTTCATCTTTTCAACCAAGTTACTCTGCATATCCTGCAGATGGTCTTGATTAGCCATGTGTCTATCTGCCTTCAGATAACAATATTCCATTACCTCGTAAATGTTAAACAAGTGACCTTGATGAACATTAGGCCTAAGATCAGCTCCTAGCTCTATCATGCCATTTTGCCCTTGTTTGGAACATTCGGAAATTTTAATTTCCCAAATATCAGGCATAGGATCGTCTCCGAAAGTGCGTCTGACTAGATCACTATCCATTCGAGTCTCACCCGGCATACAAAATTGGGGTTTGACACGAACATCTACATTAATAATCATCCGCCTACAAACAGATTCAGTACAATTGGAGTATTGCCTAGCAACATTCTCAATCTTACAGTTGCTAGTATAGCATGTGACTTTAGGATTATGAGGAGTAACTCCTTTACCTTCAATCTCTGCCTTGTTAGCAAACAGTGGAGCATTGTTATTATGATCAATGATCTTTTGTGTGGGAGCAGTTTCTAAATATTCTGCTTTAGTATTCATCACATCATCAGTTAGATAAGCATGAACACCTCCAGTGATCGTTGAATCATATTTGTCTTGCTCATTGATGCTAGCAATTCTATCCAACTCATTATCAGGCACTCCCATATATGAGAGCATCGACTTAATAAGTAGCTGAGATAGAACTGTTTTGCCTACACCAGATGTACCATAGATCCAGATTGACAATGGAGCCTTTCTGAATTTACCATTTGAACGTCGAGCATTATAATCAGCTCTCCATCCTATCATACGATCCAATCGTGTTTGAAAGAATGAAGTTTGCCAAGAATTCTTGCTCAACTTCTTGCATTTCTTACATAGAGCAATGGCAGACTCTAAATGTTCCAAGTACTTAACGTCGTCCATAAGTACCTTTTCTCCTTTAAATTCAACACGCATAATAGGTAAGTTCAATGACTTGGCATGAGGAGTTGCTTCTAAAAGCATTTCATACAAATCATCGAATTCCTTTGCGTCTTCATCGTCAAATAAGAATCGGCGTGGACTACCAGTTAGGAAAAATTCATAACCACCTGAAATAAAATATTCAAGTGAACTCAAGACAGCAGATATTAAATCTGTCACGTCAGCGTGCTTCCTTACTGTGCCTAGTCTGAATAATTCTAGGCCTTTGACTGAAACATTCAAATGTTTACCATCAATAAATCCCATAGTAGCAACAATGGAAATCAATTCCGAGATTTTGGAAAAAGCGGGTGATTGTTTAGCAGCTTCCCAATTGTCAATACATTGAGGGAGCTTTTTAATCCAAGCTATTTCCTTTTTCTGGTCATCATATAGTGCTTGCTGTTGGAAAGGATTAAATCCAAATCTTTCATGGAAATATCGGATTTGTGCACGAGAGAAATTCAAAGAACTACTAACAGCTCTCTGCGACAGCTCAGGTACAATTCCTGCAATAGCAAGCGTCAATGTTGCTATGATCTTTGTCGGTCGCTTCTCCCCTTGCAGTAAATGTATTGCTGATACTACTGCCGCTAATTTCGTAGAAATAGCAGCAACAATCTCAGGATCTGCAAAAGACTCTTTGATTTTGTGTTCAACATCAACAAAGAGAGAAGCGATGGAATTCTTTATGCGTTGTTTATTTTCTTCATCGCAATTAAAAATTCCTTGATGCACCAACTTGTGTTTGTGGTGCTTATTTTTATTTTTGGACTCCTTAGTACGTAAGTTCTGAGTCCTTTTAATTTTGCCGCGTTCTTTGGTCGCAGCTCTACGTCTCTTCTTAAACAGTTCTATCCGGGTTTGTTTATCATAAAACTCACCCTGACAAACTAGTTCTTCGTGACTGTATTTCTGAAGTAATGTTTCCATTACCAGGGCCCTTTTGGCATTGTTGATTTTTTCTCCGCAAATTTTGAACAAATTCATGATTAAAAAGAAGGGCGTGCCAAGTAAATTTTCCACAGATCAGAATAAAACTAATTCATAAATTCAAAAATATTGGTGGGTCAGCATCAGGTAGAGGTGATTAAAAATCGAGCATGCCTGCCCTAGTGCGGTGGTAGCCGCACCTTAAATTACACATAATCATCTGCATATTCCGGTTATAAGGGGATCTTGGGGTACGTTCCATTAAAACACCTCCGAAGACCAATTCTTCAAACATAACTTTACTCTTTTACTAACATCTCTAAACCCATTCTGCGGGCGAGTATGCTTTCATGACATATGTCAAACATAATTTTCTAGTATGTGAGTTGGATTCTTCGTGTAGTGTTAAGTCCATAAACCTAAATCACCAACTAATGAATGAACTTCATAGTTAAAACTTCAAATAGAAAGGTTTCAATATCAAATACATAAGGCTTTGGCAGTCCGTAGACACCTTACAATTGATAGAGACACCAAACAAGTGGCTCAATAACACTCAGTAAGAGCCAGGTGGAAAAATAATTTTCCGTGTGGGGGTGGTTGTTAAGCACAAAAGTACTAACACTAACATTCCGTGTGAATGTTATAACCTAAAAACAGGAGAGTTGATTAAATTCTCCAAAGACAAAAGCGCCCGGTTCGGGGCGCTATACTCAAGTAAACGAACATCTACATCAAAAGCGAAAGTATAAACTTTATCAGTAGCTCAAGTAGTCTTGTTATCTTTGCATCTACTTTTCTAGTACATAGGACACAGTCTGCGTTATGTAACGTTTGGTTGTGTTACAACTGTGAACAGATGAAAAACTGGGACGATAAGTAACAAATCATCAAATAGTCTACTTAAAGCAACAAGAGTTCTTCAATTACGAAACTTAACGAATGAAAGTCATCTTGTATGTGAAGTTGTATGGGTCGGGCCCATACATTGACAACAACATACAAGCTCTAACATACGAAAGTTTCAAGATTAACTCTTGAAACAACATCATAAACATATCTGATAAAAGTATTACAAATCTCTGCATGGACACTAGGTCCATGC